ATGTCAATTATAAAAAACTGCTTATCATTAATTAACAATGCATTAAATATACAAAAAACATCATATTCTCTGACCAAAATGGAGCAGGCAGGGAAGTTGTTAAATAGAAAAATAACTCCAGAAAATACTCCTCCAATGTTGTTATCATACAGAAATGCAGATTTAACGCAAGAAAAAAACATTACAGAAAGAGTTTTATCCATATTTAAAATAAAACGAGATTTTGTTGCTGTAAGAATCCAAAACAATCAGTTTACTGATTTGAAAAACAAAAAAATTCAAGGCCATCAAAACACAGTTGCCAGTGTCATGGATTGGTATAATCCCCAAAAAAATGCTTTGGGTATAACTATGGGTGCACCAAGAAAATCGGCCGATATAGCAAAAGAAGAGCACAGAAATGCACTAAATTTCATGATAATGGAAAAAAACACATTTCATGAAAAAATCTTAAACAGCAATGACAATTTGCAAAAATCATACAGCAAAACAGAAGACAGTAGTTGGGTCGCAGCTTCTGTCGGCTCTCTTCTAGATAAAGGAGCAAAAGTATATCCCGATACATCATGCTCTCTGAGACTGGGAGAACCATTCATCTTTACGCTGCCAGAATCAGTTAGAGTCGATGTTGACATATATCCTCTCAAAAAATAATCTTAAAGGTATTGACATATAAGAAATAATTAAGTGTATTCACATTAGACTAGTCGCTTAAGAGTAGATTTTTGGCATTTTGGGAAGATCAGCGGGACATAAGAGACATACAACACAGGAGGAATGGCTGTTTTTTAATAGTGCTTTGAATTCCGCATGAAACCTTTCTTAGCAGTCGAAAAGCAAAACATACGTTTTCTTTTTAACAATAATTGATGAGTATTGCATCGAGTGTCATTTATACATCGCCGCATTTATTTGCCACTATAAAAAGGCTGATTACATATCTATCGGAGAACTAAAATTACTTATAAGGTAATCTGCATGATTAACAATGTTTCTTCACTTTTTCCAACCGTCAACCGCAATATTACAGCTGTATATAAAAAAAGCAGCTTCTCTGTATCACCACAGAAAATCACATTAAATCCTGTAAAAATCAGCTCACCTTTTTCACCAAGCAGTAGCTCCATCAGCGCAACAACTCTCTTTCGAGCCCCAAACGCCCATTCGGCATCATTTCATCGACAGTCTACTGCTGAAAGTTCGTTACATCAACAACTTCCTAATGTGAGGCAGCGCCTGATACAACATCTTGCAGAGCATGGCATTAAACCTGCCCGGAGTATGGCTGAACATATTCCTCCGGCACCTAACTGGCCTGCGCCACCACCGCCAGTACAAAATGAACAATCAAGACCTCTGCCTGATGTGGCTCAGCGTCTGGTGCAGCATCTTGCAGAGCATGGCATTCAACCAGCCCGGAATATGGCTGAACATATTCCTCCGGCACCTAACTGGCCTGCGCCACCACCGCCAGTACAAAATGAACAATCAAGACCTCTGCCTGATGTGGCTCAGCGTCTGGTGCAGCATCTTGCAGAGCATGGCATTAATACATCTAAGCGCTCGTGATTATAATATAATTACCTATATTAGCTCTGACCTGACAGTTACCGTTATTTATACAGGTATCTGTCAGATTACATCTAACCAACAAAAAACCGGAGCCGGACTCCGGTTTTGTGAATCCGTCGGGTTACTTCATCCCGCCAATATTTTCCCACGTCCCGTCAGCACGCAGGATTTGCAGCGGTCTTACCACACACTGTATCTGCTTTTTATCCGCATCCAGTATCACCACCTGCGTGATTACCCTGGCCTGCTCCGGGATAATGCCATTCTCATCTGACTCCAGAATGTCTGCCGGTCCCAGTCGCAGCTGTGCTGTAAATAACTCCCCGTGTTCACGGTCATCATGCTTTCCGCAACCACACAGACGCTGCATAAGTTTTTTTAGTATGTTCATGTCATTCTCCTGTTCTGCCTGTATCACTGCCCACTTCATCCAGCCCCTTAACATCCTGCCACGGCCCGTCACCAAACCTGACCTGCAAATGCCGAAACAGCCCCTGAACCTGTGTGGCATCTTTGGGGTCAAGAAAGGTCAGTCCGGTGATGAGCGCACCATCTGTATCCGGGAACCAGCCATGGCTGTTTGTCTCAATAATGCTCGCCGGCCCCAGACGAAAACGGATTTGTGTCTCCCCCGGGTCGCCCTTCGGTCCCTGAGGTCCGGTTGCCCCCACCGGGCCAGCCGCACCTGTTTCTCCTTTCGGTCCCTGTGGGCCTGCCGGGCCTGCCGCACCGGTATCTCCCTTTGGACCCTGTGGACCTGCATTTCCCGTCAGACCGGTCTCTCCCCGATCTCCCCTGTCACCTTTCGGCCCCTGCGGGCCTGCCGGACCAGCATCACCTGCCGGTCCCCGTTCGCCGGTTGCCCCGACAGGGCCGGTGTCACCGCGCTCTCCCTTATCACCCTTCGGCCCCTGAGGACCCGCGGGCCCCTGCTCCCCCTTTGGCCCGGGAGGTCCCACCACGGTGGGGATTCGGTTTACGGCCTCTTCCGCCGCTATCCTGCTTTGTTCCGCTGACTGTGCGCTTTCTGCTGACTCCCGGGCTTTTTCTGTTGCGGTCGTTGCATCCCTGGCTGCATTACCGGCTGCACTTTCTGCCGTCTTTTTTGACAACTCAGCATCTGCTGCACTTTGTGATGACTCACTGGCTTTTTGAGCGGCCGCAGAGGCCGAGGACGAGGACGCCTCCTCTGACTGCTTTGCTGAGGCTGCACTTTCCGTCGCCTGCCGGGCTGACTCCGATGCTTCCCCTGCTGAAGTGTCAGCATTTGCCGCGCTCGCTTCCGCCTTACTGGCTGATATGCCGGCATTCCTCGCGGACGTCTCTGCTTCTCCGGCATTCTTCTTCGCCTCCTCAGCGTGACGCGCCACCTCTTCCACCATCAGTTCAAAACGGCGCAGTGCCTCCGGCCGGACGTCATCCTCCGACATGGCACCGAGAAAATCATTCAGCGTACCGGGTTGAGAATCTTCATACACGGTGATGGTCCCGGCATGTGACGGCGGGAATCCCTCCACCAACAGAATGACGCTGTACTGACCGTACTCAACGTCCATGCTGTAACGACCGGCTTCATCCGGATTTTCAGAGGCCACCGTGTTCACCACCACCGTGGCGCTGTTACGTCTGGCTTTCAGTTGAATGGTGCAGTTCTCTACCGGTTTTCCTGTGCCGTCTTTCAGTACACCTGAAATCTTTACTGCCATATTCACCCCACAAAAAAGCCCGCCTGAACCGGCGGGCTGTCATAACACTGTGTTACCTGGCTAATCAGAACTTATAACCGACACCCACGATGAAACCGTCAGTGCGCCAGTCGCCACTGCCGGAGCCTTCATAAGCAATATCAATGGCCACGGATTCGGTCGGGTTAAACTGCACGCCAGCCCCCACGCCAGAGACGTGTTGCTGTGGCGACCGTCATCACTTCCGGTCAGCACATCGTGCGTTTTCCCCTTGTTGTCAGTTACGCGAAGATAATCCCCGGAGAAAGTCGACACACGGCTGTAAGCCACACCCGCCATCGCATACGCGCTGAACCATTCATTCACGCGCACAGACGGCCCCGCCATTACGCTGAACCAGCGGTTACGCACGGAATCTTCATGCCAGCGGGTATCGCTGTAACGGGTAAGCTGGCGATTCTTGTCTCCTGCATAGCTGAATGACGTCACCAGCCCCAGCGTGTCCGTAAATTCATAACGGTATTTCACGTTAATGCCCTTCAGGTCATCGCTGCCTGGCATATCAGTATGGGTCTGAAGATACCCGGCGCTTAGAGTGGACTGATGTTCAGACGCCCATGCAGGCGCACCGGATACGGCCAGACAAATGGCTGCGGACAAAATGGCGGCATAAAGTTTACGCATAATTACCTCTCGCTTTTCTGCAATAAAAAAGGCGCCATTTCTGGCGCCCGTATATGGGTTATAAAATTCAGCTGATACTGATGCCTGCGGTGGCTTTCTTCATCACCACAACCAGCAAATCGCTGATACTTGCTGTGGGATACCAGTTATTCACCAGCCATGCTGATACCGAAAACTCCAGCGTCATGTGACCGTGACCGGCAGGCATATCAATAACGCCACTGTAAATCAGCGTATTATCCAGCGCGGTACGGTTATAAATTTCAGCACCGTTTTTCCGCACTATCAGACGGCACGAGGAGTAAATATCAGTATGCTCTCTCTCATGTTTAGCGCCGCTGAATGCCACCGCCGGAATAACAATTTGCCGGTCAAACGGCTGATCGTCATAAACCCTGACGGTAATGGTCCCTGATGGCCACCGCTCCGGTGCACGGGAATCCCGGGGGAAAGCTTTGCCCACTGTTTTAACGAGATCGCCTTCAATCTGGTTCGCGGACAGTTTTCCCAGAACCCGACAGTTCTCGTTAATCGTGACGTTGTTGAGCGTCCCGGAATTCGCATTCACGTTACCGCTGATATCAGCATTTCTTGCGGTCAGCCTGCCCTCCGGCGTCAGGGAAAACGTCGGGGGATTGGCGGACGAGGTGATACTCACCGCAAACAGCCGCTTCAGGAACACATCGTTCATGAACAACTGATTCCCCTGCGCCACAAATAACGGCGTGGTGTTGCCGTCCTACGGGTTAATCATCGCAATACGGTCAGCCAGCAGCAGTATGTTGCTCAGGGGCTGGCCATCAGTATCCTCAATCCCCGCTCCAATACCGGCAACATAGGGTATGCCATTTTTTGTTTTCTGTACCTTCAGCATGTAAGTGCAGCAAGGTCATCATTTGTGTCCTTCTGCACGCGCTGTATCTGCTGTATGGTGGCGCTCTGGTCCTCCAGCGTTCTACTGACCGTCTGTGTGATTTCATTGCGGGTTTCGGTGATGGAGGTCTTCATCTCCGCCATCTCATCCGCAAGCTGGCTGTTGTCTATCAGCTCCCACAGCCCCTGAGCCAGATGCAGTTTTCCTATTTTTTCCCGAAACAGCCCCAGATACCCTTCTGCATCATTGCTGGCCCGGCCACTGGCTTCCACAAAAGCAGATTTCCCCACCAGGTTGACGCTGCGCACGTAAAACCAGAAATCCTTCCCGGGCTTAATGTGCGGGCCGGATACACTCCACTGACTGCCGGTCCCCAGATAACGGGCAGAGGTTTCCACCTGAGATGTATCTGCGATTTTTGTCTCCGAAAACCAGAACTCAAACTGTACCGTCGGGTCATACACCGCAAGACGCGGGACCGCTGTTATCTGAAAATAGCCCGGTGTCAGCTCAATCGTGGCGGGTACCGCAGGTGCATTAATCCTGAACGTGGTGGTGGCCGGTTCCCCCTGCTGGCCATAACTGTTAATCGCCCTGACCGTCAGGGTGTATTCCCCCGGCGGCAGACCGCTGAAACGGTGCTCTGTATCCGCGGTGATGGCGGTGGTCACCAGACGGCTGTCCTGACCGCTTCCACTGGTCAGGCGCAGACTGAAGCGCACGCCCTTCACCACCCGCGGCGTGTCCCATTTCACCTGCGCCAGATACTGGCCGTCAGCTGCGCTCACCTCCACCGTCAGGTGCTGCACTGCCGGAGGGATGACGCTGTTCAGGGTGCCTGACTGCGGCTCAAAGCGGGCACCGTTATCCACGATGGCTTCTTTTTCCGGTACGTGCTGCACCGCCGTGATGGCAAAGGTGCCGTCCGTGTTTTCCCGGACGGAGACACAGCGGAACAGGCGACGGCGCAGTGACGGCAGGGAGAGTCCCCATACACCGTATGTCTCCACACCATCAGGCAGGGTGCTGACCTGTATCCGGTCCGGCGCGGGGTGTGCGGTGATGTCCACACTCACCGGCTTACC